CTCGGCTTACTCGCCGCAACCTACGCAAGGCTATGAACCAACGTGGTATCCATCCTACCAAAGATCAGCTACGTAACATTTATAAGGAGGGTACACCGTATGTCAAAGTTGAAGCCGAAGAGACTGACACGGGATCAGTTGAAGGAAGTGGGGCTGAAGCTCTATCGGAGGCAGGGTCAGAAGTGTGTCCTGTGTGACTCACCTGTTCAACCACTTCATCGTTGTGTAGATCATGATCATAAGACAGGGTACATCCGTGATGTGCTCTGTCGTAACTGTAATGGTATGGAAGGTAAGCTTCTGAATATTGCTAACAGAGGCAAGCGCAGACTGAGTACACTAGCATGGCTAAAGAATGTTGTTGCATATTACGAGCGGCATATTAAGCCTCGTGCTATATCTGGTACGTATGTGCTGATCCATCCGACACACAAGACTGAGCAAGAGAAACGTGATCTTCGTAATAAGCGAAGACGTGTAGCATATAAGAAGAGCAAGAAGGGTAGTAAGAAGTGACGACTATCAAAGAGCAGATCGCTCTCGAAAATGATATGATTGGACAGGGCATCGCTCGACACCAAGCTGCTCGTAAGAAAGCTGAAGAAGCCGGGAGGGGGAGTGAGATCTCTTCCTCCCGTTCTCTTATGAAGAACTATATCCCAGAGCTTGCTGAGCATCTGACGGAGTGGCTATGCCTTAAGGGTGCATCAGGTAATGCAGCCAAGTACCGCAGACTGATCGCGATGGTTGATCCTGAGAAGGCTATGTTCTTCACATTGAAGATTATGTTCGATCACTTCATTATTGACCGGCCCATGGTCACTACTGCAGCAGACATTGGACGCTGTGTAGAAGATGAAGCCAAGTTCTCTTTGTTTCAGAATGAGCATAAAGAGTACTATAATGAAATTCAGAATGACTTTAAGCGCAAAGGTACTAAGGACTACCGGTACAGACATCGTGTCCTAACATACAAAGCGAATGAGAAAGAGCTTGAGTGGGCGTCTTGGTCACACCATGCACGTATCCAGATCGGTACGAAACTCATTGATATTGTGCTTAGTCATACACCTATAGCCAAGCTGGCTACCAAGAAGGTAGGGCGTAAAACACGCAAGCTTATCATGCCTACTGAAGAGGCACTTCGTTGGATCGAAGAGCACGAGGACTTTGCGTCTATGCTTAACCCTATGCGCATGCCTTGTATCATCCCACCAGAAGATTGGACCTCCTATGATCAGGGCGGGTATTACACAGCGCGTATGCGTAAGCGCTGTAAGTTCGTCAAGGCAAGTTGTGATGATCATGTGGCCTATCTTAAGCAGGCTGACCTGTCTATGATGATGAAGGCTATCAATGCACAGCAGCGCACAGCTTGGTCAATCAATACCAAGATACTAGAAGTTGCACAAGAGGTGTGGAACAAAAACCTGCAGATCGGTATGCCACGTAGTGAGCCGTATGAGATCCCACCATCTCCTGTAGACAGTGACAAGGCTGTAGCAGACATGACGGATCAGGAGTTCGAAGAGCTTAAGCTATGGCGCAGAGAGGCTGCAGAAATTCATACCATGCAGAGAACGAGGATATCTAAATGTTTCCAGACTATGCGATCCTTGCAATTAGCGCGGGACTATTCGTCGTACCCTGCGTTGTACTTTGTATATCAATTGGACTTTCGTGGGCGCAGCTATGCCGTGAGCAACGGTCTGTCACCACAGGGCGCGGATCTGAGCAAGGGACTACTCCGCTTTGCCAACCCAGAACCTGTTACGGACCGGGCGGTTTATTGGTTGAGAGTTGCATTCGCGAACCTTATGGGGGAGGATAAAGTAAGTTACGATGATAGATCCGAATACACGATGGGATATAAAGACGCCATCCTCGAAGCAGCAGACGACCCTCTGTCCAATAGGTTCTGGGCAAACGCAGACAAGCCGTGGCAGTGCCTTGCAGTTATCTTCGAGCTGGCGAAGGCATTTAGAGGTGAACTCACAGAAACATATCTACCCGTTGGACTCGACGGAACATGCAACGGACTACAAAACTTTAGTGCCATGCTTCGCGACGAGGTTGGAGGAAGTGCTACAAACCTTGTACCAAGAGATAGACCAGCAGATATATACACTGATGTCGCTCGGGTATTGTATGGAAAGATTAAAGCTCTCTCCAGTGAGGACGACGCTCGAAGATGGATCGCTTTCTGTAAGCGTTATTTTGACGGGACCATCCCTAGAAAGCTAGTAAAGAAACCTGTCATGACCCTCCCGTATGGATCAACTCGACAGGCCTGTACGTCCAGCGTCTTCCAGTTTATCTCTGAGACGGATCCAAAATTCTTTGGTCCGAATGCTACCTTCAGGGCCGCGCAATGGCTCACGCCTCTTCTCTGGGACAGCATCGGGGAGGTTGTCGTAGCTTCCAGAAAGATCATGGACTGGGTTCAAAATGCTGCCAGCAAACTAGCCAAGAAGAACAAGGGTCTATTGTGGTATACACCGCTTGGCTTCCCTGTTTATCAGGCTAAACCTAAGATCGAGAGATACCGCCTAGAGACACAGTTGATGGGCAGTATCGTGAGGTTCCGTGTTGGTCGCTTTACGGATGTACTAGATAGCCGCAAGCAGAGACAGGGCAGTAGTCCTAACTATGTACATAGCTGTGATGCTACACATATGCATTCTACTGTACTGCTGTCGCTTGGTGAAGGTATCAAGGACTTCGCTATGATCCATGATGACTTTGGTACACATGCTACTAATATTGACAAGCTGCATAAGACAATCCGTAGAGCGTTCCTGTGGTTACACGGACGACATAACCCACTACTCAATCTAAAGACAGATCTGGAGGCGTTCTCAGGTGTAGAACTCCCAGCACTACCACGTCGCGGTACGCTTGATCTCAAAGAGGTTACTAACTCGCTATACTTTTTCGGGTGACCTGCCCCTAAATGAAGCGAGAATAATTATGAGTAACCTTGATCAACTATCAGATAATGATAAGCTTGCTCTAGCCATTGACTATACTGCTAATAACATGGATCTTCCTAGTGATATCCTCATGTTCTTAGAGTATAACCAGTTGAAGGATAGAGTATTAGCTAAGCAGATTAAAGAGGTTCGAAATGGTTCTCAGTCATACTGAACCCCAGGTCATAGACCCATGGGTTCTTCAAGCATTAAGGAGCATCTTTCCTCCAGTAGTTCCTCGTCCTAATACAGAGGACAAGGAGATATACTTTAGTGGTGGTCAGCAAGATATTATGGACTTTCTAGGAAGCAGTAATGGTATCATGCTACTGACACGACGCGCAGCTGAGCTACGAGCACAGAGTGCAGACGAAACCATTAAACATATCAATGCAGGAGTACAGCATGCTCGAATGTCGTAGATTATATCCAGTAGACTTTAAGAAACTAGAAGCTATCATGTGGCGGTTCTTTGATGCTGAAAAGCTAGATCGTAAGGACTGCGCTACAGGACACGTTAAGTTTGTCATCAACCGCACACTCACGTGCAATAAGGTAGATGAGCCGCAGTTCGTAGGTCTGTTTAGCGGATCTGATCTAGTGGGGTTTGCCTTAGTAATCCATGCGGGTACATGGTATCTCACTGACGACAAGTTTGCGCTGATTGAGTTTCTTTATGTCGATCCTGAACATCGTGGCCGTGGAGCTGTAAAGCTCTTGCGGCATATAGAAAATCATATCAAGCAGTATCTACCCGATCACCGGATTGTTATTGGTGCTAACACACGGCATCAGGATAATGAACATACCGGACAGTTCTTGAACCATATGGGGTATGATCAGCTTGGTTCAACATTTGGGAAAATGAATGTGTGATCCCGTAACACTTATTACAGCCGTGCTAGGCATTGGTAGCGCTATCTTTGGTGCTTCTAGTGCTCCTAAGCCGCCTGAGCCACCAGCAGCAGAGGCTCCTGAACCTCCTGCTCCTGCTGCTCCTGCTGCACGTCTAGACACAGGTAGTCAGGTACTACTTGGAGATCAGGCTACGCAGCGGCGATCGCAGCGACGAGTTACTGGTGGTGCCACTACACGAACGTCTGACGTACTAGGCGGAATTGGTGGTGGTTCATCTAACCTATCATCTGGATTGGGACTATAATGCCACAGCATACATCTAAACACACAATGCAGGGTATTGCAGCAGTCTGGTCCAATATGGATTCTCAAGCTAACCGCCAGACGCTACTCAATGATGCAGAGCTATTTGCTGGTTGGACAGTACCAACACTGTTTGTTGAGAAGTATGCTACAGCCCGTGAGCTAAAGCAACAGTACGATAGCCTTGGTGCGTTCCTAGTGACGTCCATGGCTAACCGTGTATTCACTACGTTGTACCCTCCCGGTCAGTTCTTCTTTGGTGTTAGCATCAGAGAGACCTTGAAACGAGAGCTTAGTGCACAGTTCGGTGATGAAGCTCCTCCACTCCTAGCACAGATCGATGCGCAGCAGCAGAGTGTTGTTCGTGAAGCCCACGATAACATGAAGCGTACGCAGTTCCGTGCAGGTGGTACGGAGGCTATGGAGCACTTGATCGTGACAGGCAATGCCTTGGTGTATGATCCACCGGGTGAGCCAGAAGTACATGTATACAGTCTGCGAGATTACGTTGTAAAGCGTGATATGGCAGGCAACGTTATGCGTATGATTACGCGAGAGCAGAAGAGTGCTGGTACGCTTAAGAAGGAAGTATTCGAGAAGCTAAGTCAGTCGAGTGATCCTAGTGGCAACAAGTACACTGAAGAATCAGACGTGACAGTATATACTAATATCGAGTTTGATATGAAGCTTGATAAGTATGTAGTGACACAGGCGATTGACAATATGCCTCTTGATGGTGTACGTCAGACGTGGCCTAAAGAGTTGCTACCGTGGTCACCACTAGTGTGGCGGCGTAGTCGTGGTGCTGACTATGGTGTAGGTCTTGTAGAGTTATACCGTGGTGCATTCGCTGCACTCGAAATCTTGGGCAATGCTTCCACAGCAGGTGCAGTTGCACTAGCAGATATCAAGCTGTTCATTCGTCCCGGTAGTGTTGTTGATGCTGCAGAGCTTAACAATGCAGAGAGCGGGACATATCACTATGGTAATGACGGAGATATCTGGGCGCTCGATCTGAAGAAGATTGGCGACATGCAGTACGTTGAGGCTAAGATCCAAGCGATCACTCAGGTACTATCACAAGCGTTCTTGTTCACAAGTAATGCTATCCGTAATGCTGAGCGGGTGACCGCTGAAGAGATCCGTCTCTTTGCAAGGGAACTTGAGAGCACGTACGGTAAAGAGTATGCCAGCTTCTCCCTGACATGGCAGCTAAAGACAGCACGTCTGCGGTTGCATGAGCTAGGCTTTGAGCTAGGTATCACACAATCCGTTAATATCACGACGGGTGTAGATAGCCTTGCACGGAACCAAGAGATCCTGAACAACAGAGAGTTTATTCAAGATCTATCACTTCTTAATACTGTACCAGAACCTGTGCTTGCAGAGATGTCCTTACAACGATATGTCCTAGATGTAGGGCGTATGCATAGTATCGACTTCAGTAAGTATCGTAAGACGGAGAGTGAGAAGGCAACAGAGCAACAGGCTATACAAGCACAGCAACAGCAGCTACTAGAAGCTCAAACTCAACAACAGGTAGGGCTGCAAGTAGCGCAGAGCTTACCTGATCAACCAGTATAAGGACGACCATGCCAAGTTCTATCCCAACTACTATCAATCCATCACCAACAAATCCTATCCCTCCTGCACAGACTGCACCAGTTCCGGGTGAACCAGCAGTACCTGTAGAGGGAGGCGCTGCTCCAGCCGCACCGGCTCCTGTAGCGCCAGCAGTACCACCTGTACCTCAACCTGATCCTGTTCCTGCTCCTACGTCAGTTCCTGTAGTACCGCGTACAGAAGAGCCTATTCCAGAACCTGCACAACCGGTATCTACCGAGCCTCAGTTCAGTCAGCAGCAGGTGCCGCAAGAGTGGACTATGCAACCCGTTGGTGATACCAATTACGATACAGCACTCGATCTTGTTAAGTCAGCTATGTCTCCTGCTGAGGCTATGGCTGCGTTCGGTGCTGCTGTCGATCAAGCTAATCCGGCTATGATCAATGTAGATCTCTTGACGGAGAAGCTCGGTCCTGCACAGGCTAACGCCGTAAAGACACTAGCAGGTAACTACATCACTCAGGCGCATAGTCAGAAGACTGCTGCTCTTGATGCAGTACATGGCGTAGCTGGTGGCAAGGAAAATTGGGATCAAGTAACCACTTGGGCTAACGCTAAGGCAGCCGAGGATCCACAGTTTGCATTCAAACTAGAGATTGTGCGTAATACAATCAATCAAGGCGGTGATAACATTTCATACGCTGCGAAGGAACTACTCGGTTATTATAATGCTGATGCTAATAACATTGGCCTAAATGAAGGATCTATGGATATGCTAACAGGTGATACTCCGTCCCAAGGTGGACCAGATGCAGGCGTACAACAAGAAGTAAATATTATGACCCGTCTGCAATGGGCCGATGAAGTAAAGAAAGCTGCCAACTCTGGTAATGATGCACGCTATGCTGCGTTGAACCGTGCGTGGGCAAACAAGACTGGCCTTGAAGGTCAGGCTACATTGCAATTGAACTAATACATTAGAAAGGAATAGTGAAGTATGCCACTTCCAACTACCAGTGCTCATCTATCGGATATTGATCAGGCGTTGCTGATTGAACAATACGGCGGTATGGTGGAAAGCCAGTTCGTCAAGAAGTCCATGATGCGGGCTTTCGTCAGCATCCGTCCAGTACGTGGTACTGATACTATTACTAACAACCGCGTCGGTAAGACTTCGTTGCAGAAGGTTACTCCGGGCGTTCGTCCTGATGCTACTCCTACCACCTTCGGCAAGGTACAGCTTACTGTTGATACCATTGTTCTGGCGCGTTCTAATCAGGCACTACTGAATACTTTCCAAGAGCATTTCGATGTTCGCGCTGAGCTGGCAGAAGACCACGGTAAGGAAATCGGTAAGTTCTTCGATAACGCCTTCCTCATTGCTTGCGTTAAAGGTGCTAGACAGTCTGCCCCAACTGGTCTCGGTGGAGCTATCAAGGCTGGTAAGAACGTTGATCTTGCTGGCGCTAATGATCATCTTGATCCAGACAAGCTGGCAGACGGTATTGCCGAAATCGTTACCCTGTTCAAAGAAGAGGACATTGACGCTGACGAGCTGGTAGTATTCGTTGCTCCACGTGAGTACCGTACTCTGCTTGATAATAACAAGCTCCTTGACACCGACTTCTCCATGGGCAACGGTGATTTCGCTAAGCGCGTTATCAAGATGATTGAAGGCGTGCCTATCGTTGAGACTAACCGTATCCAGCAGACCGAGGTAACAAACCACCTGTTGTCTAACGCAGATAACAGTAACTTCTACGATGTAGACGCTACTCACGCTAAGGCAGTCGCTGTTATCATGCATCCACGTTCTCTGTTGTCTGGTGAGACTATCCCAATGACCTCCGACGTGTACTACATGAAGAGCGAATTGCAGTGGTTCATTGACAGCTACCTATCATTTGGTGTTACTGTTAACCGCCCTGACTTGTGCGGCGCAGTATTCAAGAACTAATCCATACGGCAGGCATCATTCGTGGTGCCTGTCTTTTTTCGTTAGGAGGTAAACAATGGTAGCACAAGATAAACTATTGAATGCTATTAATGCATGTTTGCGTGCTGGCGGTTATCGACCTGTTAGTTCTTCTACAAGCACACATCCACAGGTAGCCGTTGCCAAAGACGTTATTGCTGAGGCATCAACAGACGTTCAGATGGAGGGGTGGTGGTGTAATACGGACTATAAACTATCCATGACACGTGACCAAAACGGACACATCTTCCTACCAAATGAAACGTTGTTTGTAGGAGCGAATGACCCTCGTATTCAAGTAGTTGAACGAGGTGATCGTTTGTACGATGCTGTGCGAAATAGTTATGTCTTTGATAGTAGCATAGTCGTTAACATTGTACGTGAGCTTGCACTAGACGAAATGCCCAATGCTCTGTTCGAGCTAGTCAAGTCTACGGCAGTTCTTGAGTACTACGAAGACCTTGAAGAAGGGACACAATCTGATACTCAGAAGTACGAGCGACGCGCAGCACGTGCACTGCTATTGTGCAAGAAAGTACATGAACGCAATAGTCGTGCTAATATCTACACAACACCTAAACAGTTACGACTGTTCAGTAACAGTAAGATTAACCCTATTACTACAGCGTCTAACCTAGCGTTAGCAAGCGCTGGTATTGGATCGGCAAATAGCGATGGCTAAGGTTGATGGTGGTATTCGAACGCTTGTGCAAGGAGTGTCTCAACAACCTCCTCGTGACAGACTTCCCGGACAATGTACTCTACAAGTTAACATGTCTAGTGACATTGTTAATGGTGCTACAAAACGCACAGGCTTGGAGTATGTAGGTAAGCTATTAGATAGTGCTGACCCTGCACCTGTATTTAGTGATGCCCGTATCAGTGGTGTAGATATCGTGTATGCAGTTAATGTCGGATCTATCAATGTCTGGACTTTAGATGCAGCAGCACAAACTGTTAATGTAGAAACTGGTGCAGATGCATATCTTACGGCGGCGGATATGAGTAAGATTACGATTGATGAGAGTGACGAGACATCCGCTCTATATCTAAGTAACCCGTCCCGAACAGTCGGTATGTTAAATGATATACCCACTACTACTACGGAGAACCAAGGACTAGCACAGGTTCTTGGAGGTGCCTACGGAAGGACGTATCGTATTACAGTACGACTAGCGGACGGTACGGAGTACGTTGGTTCGCACTCTACACCAGATGGTAGTGCTGCTTCTCATGCACCACAGATCTCATCGAATAACATTGCATCCCAGCTTAAGTCTGCTCTTGAAAGTGCAGGTGGTTTCTCTACTAACTTTGAGATTGAAATCAAAGATGAGACCTTGTGGATCAAGTGGAAGGATGGTGTAACACAGCAGTCTATTGAGCTTGATGTAGATGACGGTGACGGGTCCACTAAGCTAGTTGCGAGTACCCTACAGACTACACTAAAGACTACGAACCTACCACGATATGCTCCGCATGGTTTTACCACAAAGGTTACTGCGGCTAGTGCCTCTGAAGACGATACGTACTTCATGTACAGCATTGAAGGTGAGACAGACGGTACAGGATTTGGTACAGTCGGGTTCTGGCTAGAGACAAGTGCTACAGGACAGAAGTTCAAGATTGATCCTGCTACTATGCCGCATAAGTTGGTGTATGATGGAGACAACACCCGCTATAACTTTTCACAGGTAGAGTGGGCTAACCGTACTGCGGGAGACGATGAGAGCAACGCACCGCCCGATTTCGTAGGTCGGACTATCGAAGATCTCAGCGCCTTTCAAGGACGCCTGACAATCCTCTCTGGGCCTACTGTGAGCATGTCTAGAACTCGTAAACCAAGGGAGTGGTTTAAGCAGAGTGCAACAGCCCTCAATGCTGATGATCCTATTGGTATGGAGAGTACAGCAGAGCAAAGCCCCGTTATGCGGAAGGCTATCCCGTTCAACAGAGACCTTGTAGTATTCTCAGATTCTAGTCAGTACTTGATCTTAGGTAGAGATGCTATCACTCCGGGCAATGCTGCACTGGTACGTACTACTAGTTTCGTGGCCGACCTAACTGCCAGACCTGTTCCATCAGGTCGTAATATCTTCTATAGTATTGATCGTGGGCCTTTCTCAGGTGTGCGTGAGTTCTATGCAGAAGGTGCAGCGGACGTTAACGATAGCCGTGATGTTAATGATCATGTGCCCCGGTATATTACAGGGACACTAAATCTATTTGCTTCAGCAGATAACTTCAACGTACTACTAGGGCGGTCTCAGGATGATGCTAACCAGTTGTACTTGTATGAGTACTTCTGGCAGAACAATCAGAAGAGGCAGTCATCATGGTCACAGGAAGAATATGCACATCCAGTAGAACATATGTTCTTCATCAACGATACACTATACGTTATTCAGCGTAGACCTGACGGGTGGCACTTACTGAAGCGACCTATTGATAGTGTGAACGACACTGGACTTGACTTTCACGTACATCTGGATGATAAGCGTGTACACACAGGTGTAGACCGCACTCTTAGTATTGGTGATGCAGGTTATAGTGAGAACACACATATCGTTGTACAGGGAGCAGGGTGTCCTAATCCCGGATTACCTGCATTCGTAGAGAGTGTTGGTAGTACTCAAATCGTACTACGAGACAGTATGAATAGTGGTACAGTATTTGTAGGACGTAGGTATAAAGCGAGATACCGACCCACAATGCCTATCGTTAAGGATGAACAAGGACAAGAGATTGAAGCAGCGCAATTCCGTGTCAAGGATATGAACTTTATCTTTATTGACAGCGGACCTATGGATGCGTTAATCGAAAGCCCTTACTATGACGACACTATAATTGAACAGTCGAACCGTATCCTCAACGATGTAAACAACCAGATCGGTAGGCCGGTCATTATTGATGGCGTATTCACTGTACCTGTCATTGATGATCCTGCTCAAGTCGAGGTTGAAGTATCATCTGATAGCTATCTACCACTTACTCTGACAGAGATTGAGTGGAATGGTAGTTACCGTAAACGTGGTCGAAGGATCACACAATAGAAGGAACAGAGCATGTGGTTTAACATGGCTCTGCAATTCGGTCTTAAGGCAGTGCAAGCTGGGTTGTCGTATTCGGCAGCCCAGAAGCGCTACGAAGCTGAAGAGCGCTGGAGAGAATGGCGCAACAAGATGACACGGATTGCGGATGCGCAGAACCAGAACGCCTTGACGGAGAATGCAATTCAGGTTAAGGCTCAGAACGACATGAAAGCATTAGTGCTTCGTGTCAAAGGAATGAGTACTGCTGCTAACGCTAACGTGAGTGCAGCCGCAGCAGGTGTAAAGGGTAGATCAGTTGACGACGTGTTACTAGCATCGCGGCGCAGTGTTGCACAAGCTGACTTCCAGAGAACAGAAGAATTTAGAACAGGGCTTAATGATATCCGACATAAGCGCCGTATATCTTCCCTACAAGCCGTACAGGCGCAAGATCATTCATACAATGCTCCGCCAAGTCCTATTGCTTCATTAGTAGGTCTAGCAGGACAGGGACTTAACCTGTTCACGCGTGCGCAGGAGGTTGAACGTACACAGGCTTCCAGTGGGCCGTCAGGCTTCTTAGCCCCGACTGCTGGAGCAGGCTTTCAATTTGGACTATAAGAGGTAATCATGGCAATTCAAGGTGAAGTAGGCTTAGGTCGCAGACAGGAAGTAGAGATCGATGGTCCTACCATTGCAGAAGCCCGTCCGCTTCAAGTTGATCGTGTACGTGCTCCACGCAAGCCTGACCTATCACAGGTAGGAGCACAAGAGGCAAGTCTCGCTAGGGCACTAGGATCTATCGGCCCAGCGTTACAGGCAGCACAGGAAGAACATATTGAGCGCTCGCAGATTGATGGTGAAGTGGCATTCATGGAAGGTAAGACCGAGGCAGATATTGCTGCTTCAGGTAACCGATATACCATGGCAGGCTATCAGAATATGTCAGTCGCTAGCTCCCTAAATGAGTGGTACACTTCCGAAAGTCAGAATATTGCTAACGGTAAGTACGCATCTGACAGCTCAGAGTACCGAGGATATCTCGGACAGAGTTTCCGTGACATGCTCAAGACAGTCGGTGGTAGTGATAGCTACAGTCGTAATATCCTAACTGCTGGTGCGCGGAAGTATTTCCCACAACTTATGGGTCAACATGTCAAAGCGCGTAATGCGTTCTCACAACAGCAGACTTATCGTGGCTATGTAGATATGCTCATGACTACCGGTCAGGCAGAAGAAGCGTCTCTTCAAGGTGCTAGTACTCCTACGGTAGAAGGTGAGATTAACAATACACCAAGTCGCGCCGGTACATCTCAGGTCGCTATGAACTACACAGAGCGTGATGTAGACGTTATGGCTCGTACGATGATTGGCGAGGCTGCGGGTGAAGGCCCAGCGGGTATGCGTGCTGTTGGTCAGGTACTACGTAATCGTGTAGAAGATCCTCGTTGGGGCAATACTATAACGTCTGTTGCACTAGCTGAGAAACAGTTTAGTACGTGGAATACCGGAGCGGGTGGAAACAGTCTAGCACGCAATGCTAAGCCTACCAGTTCTATCTACAAGATGGCACACGGTATTGCTAAACAAGTTCTTGACGGATCTGTTGCATCCGATGTAGGTGGTGCTACACACTATTACAGCCCAGCGGGTATGAAGGCTCTAGTAAAGCAGGGTGCGCAGAGTAATCTAGTACCGGGCTGGTGGGGTAATGTACTCCGTCAGGGTGGTGGTTCATCTATCAAGATTGGCGGTCATCTATTCGCCGGTCGTTCTCGTGGTGGTCAGGCTGCTCCTGCACCTACGGCAGTATCAGAGAACATGCCGCGTCCACAGCCTCGTCTAGGAACTCCTATTAGCGCCGCTCTGCCAGAGCAACCTGTACAAGAAGCACAGTCAGATCCATTACAACCTGATGTACAGGTGGCACCTATCGATCTAGTTGGTGACGTACAGCCTCCGCATGATCCTCCAGGAACTACTACACAAGCACAAGATCCAGCAGGACAGACAGGCATACAAGGTGAGACTAACCGTGTACGTACACATGTCTTTGCAAATCCGGGACTTCCACCTAAGATGCATGCGCAGGCTGTATCCGAGGCTATGACTATTAGTCTGCTTAATGGTGATAACTCTGTGTACGAGCGTGGTGGTGGTATCTCTGCTCTCATTGATCTTGGTGCTACTCCTGCACAAGTACGCTCAGTACAGTCCGCTTACTCTAAGTGGCAGCGTGCCGACCAGAACACATATGATGCAGAGCTTGAGAAAGAACTACACGATATTCAGAGTGCACTAAAGAACGACGGTGACTTCGACTCTGCATTAGAGAAATACGAAGGCCTGAAGGAACGCTATAGCAAGAGTGACAAGTGGCTCATCGCACAGGCAAACAAAGCTCGCACCGCTTCTATCGAGGCGCAGAGCAATATTCAGAAACAAGAGCAAAAGAAGATTGACGATGCTTTCAAGACTAATCCACAGTTACAAGACCATTACACACAGATTAAACGAGATGTGCGTAATGGCAAGCGTAGCGCCCTTGATGCTGCTACAGAAGTTGCTGAAGCCATGGAAAAGGCTGGCCTTAGTCCTTCAGTTGTATCTACATCTATCGGGGAACTGTTCTCCGCAGAAGACACGTTCAAGCAGGGAGAACCAGCCGCAGCTAGAGCCGAAGCAGCGAGACAGCAGAAACAGCTAGACGAGAAAGTACAGTCTGATCCGCAGGCCGTACAGTTCATGACAGGCCTTGCTATTGATGTTAAGAATGGTGAAGTCTCCATGAAGGATGCTTTGCAGCAGATGAACAGTATTGCTGAAGGCCTCGGCGTATCACCGGGTGTCATTATGAAGTGGTCCTCCAAGATCGCTAATGCTGCATCTGCATGGGATGCTCATAATAAAGCGGAGATGGCTAAGACTGCTAAGGTACATGCTAAGGCGCAAGAGAAGACTTCTCGTATTGAGAACGCGATTGCTAACAATCAGGTAAGTCTACTCAAAGCATCTGAACAACAGGAAGCTGCTAAGACAGCACGTGACCGTCTAGTACAGGCTGGTCAGGATCAGATAGCTGAAGGTGGTGATCAGGAGCAGGTCAGCAATACTGTTATGCAGCAGTACCATCGTTGGTTGAGTAATAACGGTATAGCAGATACTGAGATTGCAGCACAGAACCGGGCTGCTCTTACAGATCCTATTGATGCAAAGACAGGTCAGGTACGTCCTGAAGCACTACAAGCGTATAGCTCCTATCTAGATATGCGCGGTACTCCGGGTCTATCAGGAAGCTTCATGAAGAAGATGTTCCCAGATGATCGTATTCGTAGTATGTTAGGCTTAGCTGAGCGTATGGATGCAGGGAACCTCAATACAGCACAGGCACTCGTTAAGGCGAATGAGTTGTTGTCTAAAGGACTTACTCCAACAGAACTAGAACAGCGCATGTCTACTGTAACAGCTACTAAGATTGACGAGCTTACTGAGAAGATTGCTTCTGATAACGAGCCGGGCTTCTTTAGCTGGCTGTTCGGAGAGACATTCCTAGGCGGAACTGATATGTTCGATAATGAGGTTGAGAAGCTTCAGAACAGTGATGTACTCCGTTGGGCCGCAGAGCGTAAGATCGTAGACTACATGCTACAGTATCCTAATGCTGGTGTTGATGTAGCTGCTTCTATGGCTCAGCAGGATCTCCAAGAAGAAGGTACAGTTGTGCTCGGTAATTACATCCACACTCCTCCGGGTCAACGCACCATGGAGCAAGGCATGGGTATTAAGAACCTGACCAAGCGTGACGGTGCGTCTGCTGCTATCCTAGGCTTTGTAGCTGATAAAGGGCAGGAGCTATGGGGAGATAAGTTCAATGAGTTTGGTTTACTTGATCCGTTCGACAGTATGGCGGACAAGTATCGCGGAGCGCCAGAGCTTATCATCTCTTACAATAACCTGACAAACGTCGTAACTATAGATCTGTACGCTGATAAGGATCGTACTAAACCATTAGGACAACCCAAGCGTATTGATGCACAGGCAATTGGGGATCACTTCCTTGATGCACTGGCACCTACAGCTAATCCAGTACCAGCGGATCTACCAGATCTAACACAAATCATCGCACCTTAAGAAGGAATATAGATATGGCTGAAGAAGTAGCAGGTTTAATCCCTCTACCAGAAGGCGATAAGATTGGTCCTATCCCGTCCTCAGTAAGAGCGCAACGGGATCAGGAGCTACAGACTAGCTTCGGCGATCTATTAGGTAAGTCGTTCGTTAGTACGAATGCTGCCTATGGTATTTGGGAGCGTATGAAGACCGCAGAGAAGTTCGAACCTACGCCGGGTTTCATCCCGCGTGATTGGTGGGACAGGGTGGGGAGTAAACAGCTCCCCGCCGACTTCGGTCAGAGATTTAATGATATTCGTAGCGAGGCAGAGGCTAACCAAAGGTTGGCCCTTGCTAAGCGCGACCTAACGAATTTACAGACTATTGGAGCTAATGCAGAGAGTGGCTTTGCTGCTGCTATGATTGCAGGTCTGGTAGATATTGACCTACCACTTACAGTAGGTACAGGTATGCTAGGCGCTGGTGGTAAGGTAGCTGCTACAGCATCTCGTATTGGTAGGATCGCTAAGGGCACAGCCGCTGCTGCTGCAACCGGGGCGCTGATTGAGGGCGCGAATGTCCTCTCACGGGACGCTCAGGACTGGCATGATCTTCCGGGTGCTATCCTATATTCTGGGGCATTTGGGGCCGCTGGCGGCGCTGCTGGGGCTGCATTCCGTAGCTGGAGAAAAGGGTCTGACGAGTTCCGGGCTGGGATCGACCGGGGCGACACAGGGGATCTTAACTGGTCCAAGGCTGATACATCAGGAGGCTTTGGCTTCCAACAGCGCATAGATCCAGACCCTGCTGTACCGGGAGCTACTATTGCACAACGTCCTGAAGCTGTACGGTTCGGAGATACTAAGCTGTCCGCTGCTGTCACTCATGCAGAAGGACGTATTAAAGCAGAGGGCATCACAGAGAAGAAGTTCACAGGTATTGCTGGAACATTCGCTAAGGCTCTAGGTACTTTCCCTGCTAACCAGTTGAAGACAGACTTCGACCGTATCTGGGAGAGTGGTGGTTCTATTGCTAAGGTAGCAGCATACGACCTATTCGAGAGTGCAGAGGGTAAGGTACGAAATAACCGATCCGCTGCTATGCTTGAGGATGTGTATACACGCCGTGTTATGCAGAATACTACACCAGATATTGAGAGTGCTTGGCAGAACTGGTCAGCACAGAATGGTGTCAGCCGTATGGATACTTATCTACACGGTGTGAAGAGACAAGAGTTCGATAGAGCGGTTACTCTGGAGATGGAGCATCGCTATCATGAAGGTCGTGCAGGTACAGACAACCCACACGTTAAGTCTGCTGCTGATGCATTAGACCGTATGTTTGAAGAAGGAGGCCGTATTGCACGCGGTCTTGACGGAGAAGAGAGCCTGTCAGGTTTTGAGAACTTCGTTCCTAAGAGTGGGTACTATCCACATGCTTGGGATGGTCAGGCTATTCAGGCTGCTATCAAATCAGGCAAGGTAACTCGTCGTCAGTTAGAGAAAGCACTAGCTGATCAGTATGGTAAGGTGCATGTCAACATGTCTAAGGATGTACAGACTGCGGTTGCGCGTGCTGTTATTCGCCGTGCTGTAAGTTCAACAGATGCTGTAGACACTAGCCTTATTCGTATTCTACAGCAGGATGGTCGTGAATATCTAGCGGAGATCTTGCGTGACAATGGTATCTCTACTAAGACGATCGATGAGGTGTTCAACTCCCTGAGTACTCGTGCTGAAGAGCGTGGTCGTGAAGGATTTGCTAAGCACCGTGTTGACGTAGATCTTCGTGGAGACGTTAATGGTGTGCCTCTAATCAGTTTGATTGATACACGTATCAGCAGTACGTCACAGCGCTATGCTCGGCGTATTGCAGGTGCATCCGCTCTAGCAAGGAAAGGGATTACTAGCCGTGCCGACGAGAAGACACTTATCGAGAACGTTCTTAGAGAGACAGCAGAGGTCCGTAAGGATTGGGATAGCAAACAGGCAGACGCACTTCGTCAGACCATGGAAGATGCCTTCTCATACTTCAGGGCTGGTCCTATCTCTGGTGGTGTATCTCCTGCTGTCAGCCGTATTCGGAAGCTTACTCGTTTATCTCTTCTAAATCAGCTAGGGCTTACACAGCTTGCAGAGACAGGCGCTATCATTGGTGCCACAGGCTGGAAGGCTTTCAGATCACAGGTTGGCCCTGAGTTCAAATCTATGCTGTCTGGTAAGAACACAGAGCTAGTTGACGAGTTCCGTCCGTTCTTAGGTCGTGTTGGTGATGATCATATTCTATTCCGTGATGAGCTTAGTCTCGACATGGACAGAGCAGATCCGTCAGTAGCATCAGACTTCTTTAGTCATATGGACCGGGTACTTAATGCGGGTCAACGTTTGCAAGGCTACACATCTGGTTTCTTCAAGGTACGTCAATTCCAGCAGAGACTAGCTGTTACTACTATGACCAACCGGTTCATGCGTGATCTGGCTGGGCATAAGAAACTAAACGATGCTCGTCTGGAGGATATCGGACTTACGGAACCTACCATTGATCGTATTCAACAATATGTTGATAATGGTCTTGTGGAGTTTAAAGATGGACATATCGACCGTCTTAATATGGATCAATGGGATCGTGCTGTCGCTGAGGACTTCTCGATTGCTATGAACCGGTTCACACATCAAGTGGTACAGAAATCACTAGCTGGTGAAACTACAGGTTGGATGCATAGAGACTTCGGTGCATTGCTTACAGACCTTAAGACGTTCCCTATCCTAGCTATGCGCAAGCAGTTCCTACGTAATGCACAGCTTCGCGACAGCGAGGCTATGATGGGTCTTCTGTACGGTCTAGTTACAGCCGGTACAGTGTGGTCTGCAAGACAGATCATCAACAACCGTGCTGAACAGTTGAGTGACCCTGTGAACGTTATGAATGGTGCGTTCGGACTATCGAATATGACAGGCTGGATACCATTGTGGGTAGATCCTATTGCAGCTATGCTAGGACTTGATGACCTACGGTTCCAGAACTATGGACCTAGAGCTGATGTGGTATCTCCACTTCCTACTATGACAGTAATGAATAGACTACTAGAAGTCCCGTCATTACTTGTACCAACAGAATGGAACAACGACAAACTCCATGCTCTGAAAGCTATTCCGATTATTGGTAACGCTTATGGATTATCTGCATTGTTCAATTCGTGGAAGGAATAATATCCATCCCCTAAATGAAAGGAAATACATATGGCACTTAGTCGCGTTACTCGACTAGGAGATGGTACTACTACTACCTTCACAGTTGAGTTTGCTTTGGGCTTTCTAAGAGAAGATGATGTGACGTGTCGTGTTGGTTCAGAGCCAACCGACCGTGCCATTACATTCTTAACGCCCACACAATTTCAAATTGCAGGTGCGGCTCCGGGTAATAATGTACCTGTAGTATTCAGCCGTACAGTAAGTAAGACTGCACTGGAGAACGACTTCCAAGATGCAGAAACCCTTACGGAGGAAGCACTTGATCGAAGTCATAAGCAAGCTCTTATGGCTACACACGAGGCTCTGGATAACCGGGTTGCAGCTCCCGCACAGGACACAGACTTTAATAACTTCAAAGGCGTTAATGCAGCCGACCCTACTGCGGATCAGGATGTAACAAATAAGCGTTATGTTGATGATGTAGCAGGCGGTGGATTTGCTACACAAGCTGAGGCCGCACGAGATGCTGCCGAAGGTTTCCGTGATGAAGCTGAAGGTTTCAAGAACCAAGCGGAGACTGCACGGGATGCTGCTAATACAGCGCGTACTGGTGCAGAGACTGCGGAGACTAATGCTGGTAATAGTGCAACTGCTGCTGCTGGTAGTGCTACAGCCGCTGCTAACTCTGCTGCATCTGTACCTAGTATTGGTACTGGTGTTGGTGATGCCGTTGGTCTTGAAGACGTAGGTGGTGGTACTGCTGGTCTTCCTGCTGTAGATGGTTCACAGTTGTTGAACCTGCCGGCTGCTGGTGGCCCATCATTGGGTACAGATGCTATCATTCGTACTAATGGTAAGACCATCTCAGAGGATATTACTATTCCTGCTGACACTAATGGTATGAGTGCTGGTCCGATTACTATCGCACCCGGCTCTACCGTTACTGTATTAGGAGATTGGACAATCGTATGACTGTAGTAACAGATGTAATTGAAGCACCAAGTGGTGCACCGGTAAGGCTTACTAAACAGGCTACGCCTAAAGCTCACGCTAATATTGAGGGATTGGGTACCGTCTCTATTGATAAAAGCTTTAACGTGAGCTCACTAACGGATAACGGTACTGGAGACTACACCGTAAGTTTTACTAATATCTTCGAGGATGCCCTATATATCTGTGCAGGTAACGCTGGAGAAACATCTGGTGGTGGTAACAGATTTATAGGTATTGGTAATACACCTACACACCAACTAGCAGGAAGCTGTAGATACTACATCTATAACGCAGCCGGTTCTCGTACCGATGCCAGAGGGTACCCCATGTTCACAGGAGATCTAGCAACATGACTGTAAAAACAGACAGACTTGAGAACCAAGATGGGTCGAAAGGTGTAGCAGTAGATACTGTTATCGAAGGTTCTGAAAAGGCTTGGTGTAATTTCAACGGCACAGGAACTATTGCCATTCGAGATTCATTTAATATTTCGTCCCTTGTCGATAACGGAACAGGCCAATACCACGAGAACTTCACAAATAGTTTTGCTAATAGCGATTATTGTTTTACTGGTTCATCTGTAGCAGGTATATCTAACTTTGGTATTTCTACTAGCGACGAGTTGACCAATCGTACAGTATCCAGAACTGGCATCCACTACACTATGAATGGTATCAACTCTAACGCGGCTTCTGATATGGTTAGCGTTAATATGAAAATCCTAGGGGAGTTGACATGAGTAACTTAACTGTAACTAATGTAAATGGGCAGGTAGATTTAGAAGGTAGAACGAAAGCTTGGTGTAATTTTAATGGAACAGGTAGCATCTCTACTAGAGATAGTTTTAATATTAGCTCTTTAGTGGATATAACAACAGGTGAATACTCTGTTAATTTTACGGACAGTTTTTCAGCAGCTGATTACAGTGTTTCAGGTGCTGCGGGTTCTCGTACAACTGCATCAGGTTTCACACTAGAGGCACCTTCTAGGCAAGCTCCTACTACAGGAGATATTAGGGTATCTTGTATCACACACACAGGTACTATTACTGACTCTGATACAGTGAGTCTGGCTATTTTTGGAGATTTAGTATGACATTGATTGAGAAACTGGTAGTAGCTAAGAAGCAACTCAAGCCTTTTCAAACAGACTATCGTGTTGTTTTCGAAGATGACATGGATTCACCCGCAAAGGTTATGATTCCCGACCCCAACTTTATGGCAGCGGCTATGGCGGGCGGTGTGCTACCGCCAGTGGAGGTGTTTCATCAACTTAAGATAGATGACGAGGGCCGTGTACTCAACGGGCATGTGTTGCATGTTGAGCCTGTTGGTCCTATGACTGAAGAAGAGGCTATCGAGTACTTGATACAGAAGGATATTCCTGCACATGTGTGGTCCGGTACACAAGACAACCGCATCAAGTTCATGGTAGTGCGTAAAGAGCAACTACCGCAATCCCGTCAATTCAGAAATGCATGGAGGCTGGCAGATGCCCAAATCGCAGCATAAGACATACTATAACATCAATGGCACGCTAGTAGATGCAGACATGACAGATGTTCCTACTAGCCGTAAGTTCCGCGATAACTGGGTACTAGATGGTCCAGTGATTGACGTGGATATGGATAAGGCCAAGGATCAAGTCCGGGACGAACTGCGTGAAGCGCGTAAGAAGCCTATGGAAGATAATGACCTTCAGCTTATGCTCTTGATGCGTAAGAAGGAGTTCATGGAACCTGATGCCAAAGATAAAGAAATTGCAGCAGAAATCTTGGTTGATCAACAGCGGTTACGTGATGTAACTAAAGATCCACAGATCGAAGCTTGTACTACGCCAGAAGAGCTTGAGGCTCTGAAGATCCTATAATGACAATCCATACAACAGGAGGTAACTTGCCTGACACACTTGGAAGTGCAGCTACCTCCTACGGGATTGGTGGAGGTGCGCTTAGCGTTGGAACAATACTGACCGACGTCAACTATACAGAGTTGATGGCGATGGGTGGTGTTATTCTACTAATCATTCGTATCCTTCATGACGGTACTCGTCTATGGAGATACTGGCGAGAGAAAGACAATGACAAAGCAAACTAAATCTACACCACAGGGTGAGTTGAATGGTCTGCATCAGCTTGTGGCTAAGGTTATGAAGCAGCAGCTTGAGCACTATGCAGATCAGCCAGAAACTATTATAGAGAAGACGTTCGATGAAGATACTGGTGAGACGGTAGAGGAAGAGGTTGAAAACCTGCATGAGCCTGTGCCGCCTGCTCTACTGAATGCTGCTATCAAGTTCTTAGACAACAATGACATCTCCGCTGATATTGGAGATAATGAAGACCTCAAGGCACTACGTGAGCGCGTCAAGAGCGAGCACAACAAAGGCAGTAATGTGGTCTCCATGAACAAGAAACGACCTACGCATCTACCAAGCCCAACTGATGAAAGGCTTATAGAAGATGCAAATTAAGGAACGGCTAGAGCGACTGGAATTAGCGCAAGAGCTCTGGCCTGACTTTATCTCTTTTCTTGATGCAGTTATGGAGTTGCTAGGCTTTAGCACTACATGGTTGCAGCATGATATTGCGGAGTTCCTTGCAGACGGACCGGATAAAAAGATGGTGCAGGCGCAGCGTGGTGAGGCTAAGACCACAATCACGGGTGCCTACGCTGTCTACCGGCTGTTGCATAATCCGTCCATGCGTGTACTTATTGTCTCTGGTGGTGGTACTCTGGCTACACAGATTTCTAGTATGTGTATTCAGATCCTTGAGGGTATGCCTGAACTTGCTTGTCTGTTACCAGATAAGTCAAAGGCTACACAGCGTACTTCAGTTGAAGCATACGATCTGCATTACCACTTTAAGGGTATTGATAAATCCCCATCTCTTGCGTCCATGGGTATCACAGCCAATATGCAGGGTGTCCGTGCTGACCTCCTGATTGCTGATGATGTTGAGACGCAGAAGAACTCCGAGACACCTACACAGCGCGAGAAGCTGAACCACCTGACGAAGGACTTTAGTTCCATTTGCGTTACGGGTGAGATCACCTTCCTAGGCACACCACAGACGGTAGATAGTGTATACAATACTCTGCCGGGTCGTGGATATACCGTCCGTATCTGGCCGGGCCGATATCCTATGAATAGTGAGCTGAATAACTACGGTGACTTCCTAGCGCCAATAATCCGGGAGCATATCGAGAGATATCCTGCATTGCAGACCGGTGGTGGTATTAAAGGAGACCGTGGACAGCCTACTGATCCTGAGCTGAAGTCTGAGGCATTCTTGATCGACACTGAGCTTGATCAGGGTCAGGCTTACTTCCAGCTACAGCATATGCTCGATACCGAGATGACGGATGCCTTGAAGTATCCACTTAAGGCTGAGAACCTGCCTGTTATGCTGCTGGATGGTCGTAAGGCCCCAGTCACTATTGATATCGTTAAGAGCACTGACAATCTCGTTCTTACACCAAAGGACATGAGTACTAAGGCCTCGTTCTATAGAGTGAATAGTACATCTAAAGAACAGACACCGTACATCGGTACGCATATGTATATCGATCCTACTGGTGGTGGTGCGAATGGTGACGAGTTGGCCATTGCTGTATCTAGCATGGCTGCGTCTAAGATTTGGATCCGTGAGGTTATTGGTAGACCGGGTGGTTACACTGATGAGGTCTATAATTGGATCATTAAGCAAGTTGTGCGTTGGAAACCAGAGACTATCTCTATTGAGAAGAACTACGGTAACGGTGCTCTAGAGGCAGCTATCCGACCACTGATTGCCCGTAAGCACGCTTGTACTATTGAGGGTGTGTACGAGGCAGGGCAGAAAGAGCTACGCGTAATTGATACTCTTGAACCTATCATGGGTAGAGGATCTCTAATTCTAGATGAGCGGTTAATCCAAGAAGACTGGGAACGTTGTAAAACCTATCCTGCTAAGGATCGTATCGTCTACAGCTTAGTACACCAGCTTGTACGCATTACGCGTGACCGGGGTGCACTAATCCATGATGATAAGCTTGAGGCATTAGCTGGCACAGCACGCCATTGGATCCAACAGCTCGAAGTTGATGAAGAGAAAGAGAAAGTCAAGGCACAGAAGAAAGCATACGAGGAGACACTGCGTGATCCTCTAGGGAACGGGAGACCTCATCCGCTACATGGAGCTATGAAGCAGGGCTTGAGTATCCTGACTAAATTTGCAAGGAGATAAATTCATGACAGAGAAGAAGAAGATTTCATTCGACATCAAGCCAAAGGCTGGTGTCACAGCTAACGTTGCCGTTGTAGATTGGCCTACTGATGTACGCGGTGTTACCACTGACCTACGTAAGACCCTCCGGTCTACTGCGCAGCAGATCAATGGAGACGCTGCTCGTCTTAAACTGGTTCTTGAAACACTGAGCATTGGCCTCGGTATGTTTAAGGCTAAGTTCATTGACGATAAGAAGAAGCTGGCACGTAAGTATGAAGAGGGTGTCAAGCGTGAAGAGGAAGCTAAGGAGCGCCGCCTTAAAGAGGCAGAGCTACAGCTAGAACTCGCAGAGGCTGCTCTAGAAGAACAGGCTAAGCAAGTAGCTAAGATGGCTGAAGCTATTAAGGGTAAAGAATAGTGGCTGTCCTTATAGATACCACAGCCGTGGCTGCTAATGGTGTAGGTGTAACGCTTACACCGGGTGCAGACGTAGTTGTACAAGTAGCTATGCCAGAGGTAAGTGGTACTGATAAGCGGAGTGTTACTCTGTATGGCAAGGCGGACAATGCTGCACCCTTCGAAGTTATCCGTGGTGGGTACTTCCGAGACCCTGGCCGTAATGGCTACTTCATTACTATGAAAGCTCCGCTCGTACTACAGGCGCGTGTAGCCAACAACGTAGTCGATGAGAATGGAGATCCTACGCGGGTACAGGCATGGGTGACCGCGTAGGCCCTGCAAAGGAAGACTTGGACTTTGGGATAGTCGTACCAATGGTTATGCACTTAGATCAAGTCTTCCCTAGTGCTGGATCAACATTACATCCAGTTCCTGCGCATCTCAGTCATGACTGAGATACGTAAGAAGACACCGTGGCAATCTTTTCTAGAGAAGCTTTCACCCAATAGGTGACTGCCAATACGACTAAGCGTGTACATAATGTACCTATTGTTAATCAGGCGTTCATCGCTAGAGCAGAGCTCGACATTTAGATTACAAGTGTATCCGGAGCTGAGGACGTAGCTGTAGGCTATCGTATGCCGTGGAGGCGTAATACAACTTCAAGGATGCACAATCCGAAAATACTCAACCCTCTAGGATCCGCTGTCAGAGCGTTCCAGAGATTTTATAACCCAGTACACCGGACAGGGCCGGATCGGCTTATCTGTTGATCCTCGCCTCGTCTGGGATAATTCTAGGAGTTTCCATGTCCAAGTTCCAACAATTCCGCACTCGACCAAGCACCGTACAGGCTATTCGTATCGAGAAAGATATGGGTATCACCGAAGACCTCTTCTCCGCTGAACGTACACTGCACGACCTGAATGGTACACCTATATGCAAGTTCACAGCCACTCAGGATGTAAACGAAGGCGATTACGTAATTACTCTATCTAAGGAAGATACGTATCACTGTCCTAAAGCTGTATTCGAAGCAAAGTATCAGAAGGTATGATTGCAGGTGTTGTAGTTCTCGGAATTATAGTGGTAGTACTTGTTGTACTAGCTTTTGCCTATACATAGGCTCGATCAAAATTTGCTACAAAATTGTGAGAGGGTATCTGAAGATATGTCGCCGCTTTGTCCCCCATCGCTATAATGGCGAATAGAACGATCTTAGTGCTGCTCCGTTTAACAACTGAATTGTGACGGAGTAGTCGCTTTACTTAGCTCTTGACGGGCAGTATATATCATCGCAGTTGTAAGTCAATACGTTCTCTCGCTATCTGTTTTGTTTCTTTTTGCCTTGTTGATAACGTTCATTCTGATTATGAGCAATAGATAGTACCCGTTCTTTATATATAGGCTCTTGTGTAGCTCTTTGTATCCTTCCCCTAAATGAAAGGGAGAAAACTTTAGGGTCGTATCCGTATCAACCATCATAGATAGCCCTGTTAGATTGGATGCGATAGCAGACATATCTATAAAGGATAAGCTATCAGATGGATTAATATACATATTATTAGATATACATATCAATGAGTTAGATAGATATACATAAATAAATACACATTTATTAGATAAGAGTGTTGACGGATGAATTAAGATATGAGATAACCGTAGTCACTGAGAGACAAGACAGACAGTCAAGTCACTCAAGACACTAACGCAGTCCTGCGATACGGACCATAGATAGGATCACTAGCGGGTATACCATAGCCTAGAGCTGAAGGTACGAAACTAGCAACAGGTAACACCTGATATCTATGACACTGACATGTAGGCGAGTGCATATTAGCACCTTGATAGAGCCAGCTAGTTAGGGCCGAGGGTCCAGACCGTGTATGTCAGCACGGCAACGCAACGCACAGCTATTCAATAAGTGCGGACGGTGGATGTAATTAGAGCGCCGGTTAGAGAGTGTGGTTATCCTAGGCTTGTCAGTCTTGTATTAGCTCTCATGAAACGTCCGTATCTTGCATGTGATAAATGAAGATACGCGAACATGAGCAGGTGAGTACATAAAGCAGTAACATGTGGTTAGTGACAGTGGCAAGCAAGCTAGGCCCTATCAAATGGACAGCATGTATCAACATGCAATGTACACTCTCTAAGTGTAAGCGGTGGCGTGGTCTACGGTGAGTTCACTATGCCATACGCTATACACAAGTATCTATTGTTTTTTGTGTAGACTGTAGTGTCAAGTAGCACGGCCTCAGTGGTGAGGCAAGAGCAGGTCATGCATGTATTGCAGTCCGTGCATTGTATGCGTCGTTATGTCTGCTGCAACAGTATAGCACAGCGTACCAATCCTGTCAGTCTACTCATGAAACAATAGGAGAGTACCATGGAGAGCGTGGAACGTAAGACGGTAGAGATTACACGTGAGATGGATCTTGACCGTGCACCAGTATGGGTGCGTGAAGCATTCAAAGGTAACAAGATCAACGCAATTAAAGAGCTCCGCGCTGATGTTGAGCATAAGCGTAGTGCATCGGATGAACCGTTGTCATTACGCCACGCAAAGATTATCGTGGAAGAGTTCATGGGTCGTATCCGTGTAACTCAAGAGCAGATCAATGGAGAAGACAATGACAAAGCTTAATCTTATCAAAGGTGCCAAGAACCTTGACCATCACATTGGTGTGATCAAGCGTGCAGGTAAGAAGTTTGATGACGCGGTGCAACGTGTTGCCCTGTCTATTGCACATCATGTGCATGAGCATGGTGATGCAACCAAAGCTACTATGCTGGTTGAAGCGTTGAACAAGGGCGCACGTACCAATGCACTCAAGGCATGGTTCGAAGCTCATGCTAAGGTACGTTGGGATGAGAAGGCCAAGGTTTTCAAGTTCAAGAAGAATGGCAATACCAAGCTTGAGCTGGGTGCTGAGAACCCATGGTATAACTTCAAGCCTGAGCCTCCGTATCGTCCGCTTGACCTGCTTGCTGAGATTGACAAGCTGATTGAGCGTGCTACCAAGCAGGCACAGAATGCTAACGAGCTAGATGACATCCCGATGGATAAGTTGGCTGAGTTGGTGGCAATGCGTGCCAAGATGGGTGGGCAAGCTACGGATACAGTGCAGTGACACTAAAGACAGTGTACGGTCATGATGTAAAGGATCTTGACACTGCTATAATCGTGTCCTCTAAGGAGGCAGACCGTTTACGTGCTGTTGCCCGTGAGGAAGATAAGGTACGTAAACGGTATGGTCTTCCTCCTATTATGAAGGACGGGTACGGTGAGTGATGCTGCTCGTGGTCTAGTAGTTGTAAAGCTAGACAAGATAATGAAACAGCTTGAGGATCATGCTGAGTTAGCGCACGGTGAACGTGCATTTCCTGAGCTTGATATGACAGAGGATGGTGAGTTGATCATGCCTTATGTCATGAAGGTAGAGGAACAGCTTGACATGATCCTTAAGTACACAAAGGATATGGAATGATGTTCATGCATGCTATGCATACAGCATCCGATATGACATGGGGCTTCTTTCTAGGTTTCGCTATGTCTGTTGCGTTAGCTGCTATACTTAGTGTCATACTGTACATGCAGGAGAAGCAGACACATCACACATTATATGTGGTAGAGCATGATGGTATGCGTCACGTTAATCGTATGGATGCTAGTGCATGCCAACGTAATCGTCTTGCATTGGCGGATGTCAATGTCAAGGCTGTATGTATAGGAGACTGATATGTCTACTGGTTTTAAGAAAGATGATACCGTATTGTCGCCTAATGGTGTCGTACGTGTAGTCAGTGCCGATCATGCAACGCTGCATTGGCACACGGTTGAGATGCTGTGTCCATCAGCTAGCTTTGGTGATGTATATGCTAAGGTTCACTTTGGTATGTACTTATTCCCTAGTGAATGCGAGCTAGTGAAGGAGTGGGATGATTATGTGATATGGTCACACCTGCATCCTGACTTCAAGTGGATAGCCCGTGACAGGGACGACAAAGCGTATGCATTTACACATAAGCCTGCATGTTATCACGATACTAGTGATGCATGGCTATCCGGCCATCATGTCGTTAGTAACCCTGAAGGCAAGTGTCCTGTGCGTATTGATAGGTTACTCGCATCATACATGAAAGGTAACAAGGCATGGGACAAGAGCCTGATACAACGACCCGCGTAATGCGGTGTCGTGCATGTGGTAACCGCGCCGGTCCTGCTGTGCATTACTGTATGGATTGTATGTATCCTAATGCAGGATACCA